CCAAAAGTTCTTTTCGCTCTTCTTCGTAAACGTCTACGGCAAGATTTTTTCGGGAAAGATCGCTTAACTCGCCGCGCAATTTTTGAACTGAAGCGTCAGTCCGAAGACCCATTTGGCGGTCGAAGTTAGCACCATATCCGTTTACTATCGAACCATCGCCACCTTTGGATACTTCAGCCCGAACATCCTCAGAAAGAGTAAGCAAAAACTGGTCGCGCTTTCTTTCATAATCCTGTGGAGTGCTGTCCTCGTTGGAAAGTTCTTCTAACTTAGCTCGTGCCGTCACGACTTCTTCCGCAAGTTTCGTCTTCATGTTCCCTTCGAAGAGCCCTTCGGTAAGACTGACTTCTGATTTTACTTTATTAAACACAGCATCAGGATATTTGTTTCTAAGATCACGGAGCTGTCTATCATAATCAGCTTGGTCCGTCGCGGATGCCAATACTTCCAGTGCGATCTTCAATTCTTTGCTTTGGGTTTCTTCGGACGCTTCGTACTGGCTTTTAAAAAGAGTTGTTATGTTCTCTTTAAAATCTCCACCTCTTGAAAGGAGAAGATCGTAGCCTGCCTTTGTCGGGCTCTCCAAGTAGCTCTGGATCGCAGCTTCGTTATCTTTCTGCCATTCCTGAAATTGCTTGTCCTTAACACCCGTCATGATGGCATCTATGCCATCAAGTTCATACCCGAACTCTGTCAGAAGTCCCTCTACGTAAGCCTTATCTTGCCCCATAGCGGCAGCGTTGGCCATAATACTTTCTACGTCCGTAAATCTTTGACGGATAGCAGCCTGTTTGCGGCTTTCCGCCGCCCTTGCAGCAGCAGCGGCCTTTGTTGCTTCCGCTTTCTTGTACGTATCAACAGACTTCTGCATAGCAGCTCTGGTCGGAAGACCCCTGCTGCCAACACCCGTGTCGTTGATGAGGGTTTGAGCGTAATCCGTACGCTCATCAATGGACGCACCAGGGTTATCTCGTACGAAGTCAGCGTACAAACCAGCGTTCTCTTTGCGAAGCGAACTTCTACGTTCATCACCGCGCTCGATAGCCTCAGTAAATTTACCTAATCTAAGCACTTAGTGCCTCCTTAACTTACTGGGGTGCGGTCGTTGTAGCCTGTGAGCCTGTCGTACCATGTTCCGAAAGTGCCACCCGCATCGTTTGCGTTGTCATTCATACGCTTGGAAATGGATTGAGCGCTTTGCAGTGCGTTGCCAAATCCTGCGGAGGTCTGGCCATCAGCCGCAAACTTTGACGGAGCTGCCGCTAGGTCGCCCATAGTTGAGGCGAAGTCAGTGTACATGGCGCTCTGATTGTTCATAACGGTGTTCGAGTTAGTGTAATCCAAAAGCGCAGTGTCAGTATCCATGTTCGTATAATTCTTAATCAAATCTTGGCCAAATTTGCGCTCAGACATATCCATGATCTGTTCGTTGCTGCTGACACCTTGCACACCTTTAACGTACGTAAGTGCGTCGTTCGTGCCGTCTAGCAAGGCTTGGTTGTAAGCCTGCGCCTTTAGGTCGGCAGCGCTCTTGCGGAGCTGTACCTCAAGCGTACTGTTATCCATACCCCTTGCGTACAAGTCTGCTTGGCCACGCGACATAGTTTCATCTACGGCACGGCCTGCGTTCGCCATGCGAGCGTCGATAAACTTTTGCGCAACCCGATCAATGTTAGGGGCCATGTCGAAGGTACTCGCACCGAACTCACGGGCACGATTGTCTGCGGCGTAGACATCGTTCTCGTTCTGCAAGTCTTCCTGCTTGCGCTCTGAGGTGAAGTAGTTCCTGAGAGCAACAAAGTTTTCTGGCGTAATGTTCGCGAAGTCTCCGGCACTATCTAAAGCACCTCTCATCGCATTCTGCATTTCGGAAGAGCCTTGCGCGTAAAGCTCCATTATTTTTTCGTTACGTGCAACTTCAGCGGCAGTTAATGCCGCCTGCTGATCGTTTGCGCCGTCAGCTCTGTTGTTTGATTTGACCGCATTATAAAGAGAGGTGCCAGCCATTAATAGATCGAACATCTTGTAGTCTCCTAAACCATAGAGGCAAAGCCGTTGCGACGGTCGAGGCGGAACTGGCTTGCTCCGTTATTTCCGTCGATAGCACCACTTCCAACAGGCACATTGACGTACCGTATTTCTCCAGTTTCACGATCCTTAACAGCTCGGCGTGTGAACACACCGCTAGACGGTGATGTGTTGGCAATCAGGTTGTTCTGCGTTCCGTCTAAGGCAAACCCGTACGCATTAAGAAATGCTGCTGGGTCATAGGCGTTTGAGCCTAGATCAAGGTTCGCTAGATATTTCTCAAGGTCTTCCTGTGTGAGATACTCATCGGGAAGAGAAGTCACGCTCTGACCGCCAGGCGTAAAGCTCTCAAGGACTTCTACCAAGTCAGTGTAATCGACCGTATCAGTGCCAGTCGTATCAGTTTCAGCGGTTTCAGTTTCAGTAGTATCAGTATCAACTTCAGTAGTGGTGTCAGTAGTAGTGGCTGTAGTTGTGGCTGGCGTATCATCGTCATTATCTGTCGGGGGTGGGGGAATGTATGCAGTACCGATTGACGCGCCAGTGCCTTGTGTCAGTTGGCCGTCTTCGTACATAGAGCCGTCGAACGGGGTAACGAGGTTCGTAAGGTCTTGGTACGAAGTGTTATCAGTAACAAGTGAACCGTCTCCTTCGTTGTATAGATTGCCGCCTTGGTACACCATTCCGTCTGGTCCGGTAATGCTGTTAGCTACGTTTTGACGTAATGTATTGTCATTACCGTCAACAAGCTGTCCTTGGTTGTAGGTCGTGCCGTCATTTGGCGTAAAAGCATCCGCAAGGTTCTGGTATGGAGTTGTATAGGTAACTTGGCTGTTGTCACTATCGTTGTAGAGAATGCCGTCCTTGTAGGTCGTGCCGTCATTTTTGGTAATGCTGTTGGCAATGTCCATACGGGTGGTGTTGCTACCCGCGCTATCGCTGGTGTTTGTATCGCTGACTGTGTTGAAGTTGGTGTTGCTCGTAGGCATACTCAAGTTCTGGCCAGCTTGGATTTGATTAACGTCAGAAATATTGTTGGCCGCAGCAATAGCGTCAACAGTCGTGTTATTAGCCTGCGCAATCTGACTAAGGGTATCGCCAGCCTGTACCGTCATTGCGTTAGAGGCCGAGCTTGAGTTGTTGTCGTCATCACCGGGGTCGCCACCGCCGTCCTTTGCGAACAAGCGTCTGTCTAAAAAAGAGCCAAAAATGTAGCTGTTAAAAGTTGCCATTGCTATCTCTCCAAGCGGTAGTTTGCGCCGACTAGATTGTAGCCTCGCTTCTGCATCAGGCTATTAAACGCCTTTGGGTTTATGTCGGTGCTGTAGCCTATCCTGACTTCAGACGCGCCTCTCTCTTTAGCCCAATCTTCGAACATATCGAGAAGTCGCAGACCAACGCGAGTGCCGCGTTTTTCCTTAACGACGAACCACGCTATGTCGTTCGCAACGTACTCGTCGCTAAAGTAGTATTTGTTCATGTATCCCGCGTACAAGCCGACTGGCTTGCCATCTTCACTGGCGATAAAGCAGGCTCTAGTGTCATTATCCAAATAGGCATTGAAGGTCTCGATCACCCTAGAGGGGTTAAACTCTAGCTCAGAGTACGAGCTTTCTTCGTGCATCAACGCGCCCAGCTCACATAGAGCAGGGCCGTCGTCTTTAGTAATGGCACTATACTGGATCATTACTGACCGTAGGCTTTCTTTACAGCTTCATCTACGTCGTAGAACTCAAGCATACCCGTCTCAGGGTTAAACGAGCCTGCGCCACCGATGTCTTGCAATAGCTTGATCGTGAACGGTGAAGAGCGAACCATCATGCTGTCGCCACCACGTCCCATTTCTGCTGTCTGCTCTGTTGATCCAGCTTCACGACGTGCCGCAATAGACGTTCCGGTGTTCGGGCCAAAAATTTCTGTACTAAATGCCATCACAGGCTCCTTTATTTTTTAGAACTATATTCCTCAAGCGACATTATTGTCGTCCTCACTGCATCATCTTGGCGGCTCTCATTTTAGCCTCCCTGTCCAGAACGCGCTTTGAGAACGAAAGTTGCTTCGATTTCTCATGGCCTTTCTGCCGACTGACCTCATCATTCATGGCGTCGATCTCTTCCAGAGCGGAAAGCACGTCTTCCTCAGAAGCAAACGGGTTGGACTTTATCTCAGAAAGGCGACCCTCTCCGGTTTTGCGAAGCAACGCTTCTGTGTAGCCGTTGTACCTGTACGCAGAGGAGGCTCGGCCCAAGAAGCCAGCGTCCATATTTGCGTCACCCGTCTGGGCTGAGTAGTTGTACGCACGCTTCACATCAGAAAGAGCGTCCTGGTAATCATCTGGTCCGTACGAAAGTTCTACGTAACCACTGTCCTTATCACCCACCAGCAAGCTGTACTTGCCGTCGTCTGCCAGCTCCAAGAGCATGTCGCCCGTCAAGTTGTCTTGGACATTTCTAGGCAACGAAGCGCGTAATTGCTCCATAGAGTTGCGAGACATCTCAGAAGCAAGAAAACTTTCCTGCGTATCTTGGTTTTTGGAGATGTGAGCGGGTGTCTTTTCTCCGCGCATTCCGGTCGTCAACTCGCCGTCTCGGTCAACATAGTGCATACCCGAAGTCCCCATAGGGCCAGCCGCCGCCGCGCCCGGTCCCATCTTGTTTGGTAGGTGGGTCATCAACTGGCGATGATCGTACGCCTTGAAGTGGCCCTCCTCACCCTTGATGGTGGGTATCTCTCTTTGCGGCGAGGGGGTTAGGCTAGGAGCCAGTATCTTGCTCTCTTCTTCGTTAATGTGGATTAGATCGTTGTCCATAATGGTGTGTATCTCCTGTGATCGCGAGTTGAGCGCTGGGCCACTTTCATAGAAGGGCCACTTGCCCTCATTGATTTCAGCTTCCCAGTGTTCGAAAGCCTCGCCTTCGGTCAAAGGTCTGTCTGCGTTTACGCTTGGCACCCATCCTGGCACCGACACAAACTTACCTTTGTGTGGACCCCGCTCAACCCTGATGCCTGTAGAGTAGACTGTCATAGGTCTGCCTTGGTCATCCCTGCCCACACGACCAGAACTCATCGAACCGTTGTGGTAATCGACAATGTTCTGTTCTTGTGGGCTGAGATTAAGGTCAGACATTGGTGATGACGGCTGCCAAGGTGACTTCGATGTCAGTTACATTATTAGCTGACGTGACCTCGAAACCCACCTCGCGAGAGGTGGTCGTGGCGTCGATGGCAATGGAAGCTGACAGGTTTTGCTCTGTCAGAGTTGAGTTTACCGGGATAACATCGCCAGCGTTGATGCCATTAATCTTTAGCTGGATGTTGGCTGTGCCAGATACAGTCTTGGCTGCTACGGCGTCGATGCGTACGTTTTGCTTGAAGGCTCGCGTAATAACATATGACCCATCTGGAACTGACCCTGTTTTCTGGTAAAAGAAGCTGCGAGTGGCGAATGTATCAGGTAACTGCGCGATAGGCAGGCGACCTGTAGCATCTAGGCCAGCAACCCCATCAGCAGCACCGATGTACGTTTTGGGAACAACAGCAGTAAAGTCGATGCTAGAAAACTCAAGGCCACCACCTGTCGAGTTCACCCGCAAGAACTGAAGGGCGTTCGTGGTTGTGAACGCAGGGATGCCCGTGTCGGGGCTAGTAAGCAGCCAGCCCGTACCGTTGTAGAATTTAAGCACGTTCGGTGAGGACGCGGTATCCACCCAGAAGTCACCCGCGTTAGCAGTCACAGGCTCAGAAGCAGAAACGTAAACGCGACCACGGTTAGTCAAAAGGCTGGTAATCCCAGCCACTTTAGATTGTGGAATTTCTTGGTCAGAAATAGCCAGCTTAGAGTAAGGGACAAAGCCGTTTGCATCAGTAAACTTGTCCTCAGTCATAAGACCACTGACACGAACCTGTGAAGTGTCCTCAACAATCATGAGCGTAATTAAATCGCCTGAGACCATCGCTGACGTAAAAGTTATCGTCGAATTTGCTGGCTGAGTTGTGTAGTCATTCGTACCACCCTCACGCTGCAAAACGCCGTTTCGTGATACTAGAACTTTCTGATCCTCCGTGTGGACAAAAGGGAACACCGCTTGAGACGCACCGGAGACTACATCCTCACGAACGAACCCACTGTCGTTTGAAGACTGCACTTTATAGATCGTTACAAGATCATCAGCGTCCGTAGCATTAGAAAGCGTTACCGTGTTCGCGGCTGCGCTAGATGAGTAGCTGTCAGCCGCCTGCAAGCCACCGTTCAAATACACAACAATAGCGTCAGTATCTTCGTGCAAGAAATTGAAAGTGGTAGCACCAGTAGGATTGGCTATAACTCCGTTTGCGTCAGCGCTATTTATAACTAAGTCTGTACGCGCTGAGAAAAGTGGAGCGCCGATTGTGGCAACGTCTGATCCAGATGTGCCGCGCAAATCAGCAGAAGTCGCGATAGTTTTCCATCCATCTTCAAGCTCGGTATAGACGCCTGCACGGTACTGAAGGCCGTTGACAGCATCGTTACGCAAATCAATTGGTGCAACCAAGGTTCCGTTGTTGTCGAACATAACACTCAAAAGCTCGGATAGTGTGAAGTCACCAACCTCCGCAGAGTTTAGGTAACGAACAATGTTCTCAATGTCGGCACCAATGTTAGATGAGCTGGTGTGGTTGCCAGGGTATAATACTTTTAAACGAGCCATTCTTATTTGTCCTTATGGTTCAAGAATGCAAAGCTAATCACCGTCACTTCGCTCTTCGTGTCTTTTTCATCGGTGCGAAATCTCATTCGAACGCCTCGGAAAATGTGGTTAAATGGGAAGGAGTAGTCATGGTTTAGAGGCGCGTCCCCCCAGTTCTCGTCACCCTCAATCCTGTCGAGGTTGACTTCTATCGAGGCCATGTCACCGCCAACTTCATCTGTGAAGTCAATGAAGAAGCGACCCGTACCCGTAGCTTGCACAATGAAAGTGTGAGACCTCTTCGTACCAAGGAAGTCGCCTAGCCATAGCACAGGCGTCTCGGCTATCATCGGAGATCGCCTTAAATCAGACCGACCTGTGTCTTGAATGAACGTACGTTTAGTTGCCTCGTAAACTCCATCGGAAGTGCCGAACATTAAACGACCACCTAAAAAGGTTCCGCAACGTGGTAACAGTGTGTCGCCAAGCTGGAAGTTTACACTCTCATAGCCTGCACGAAAATTCATACTCAGACGGACAGTGTTCGAACCGCCTGGACGGGGAAAGAAGACGTGGTACGTAAGCGTATCTGGGTCAAATACCGCAGATATAGTTTCGGGGTCAGGTGTTGTGCGTACGAGCTCTTGATAAAGAGGCTCTACTTCGTCAGACAAAGATGCTTCAGAAATCGTAACACCATTTTGCTCTGATCGCATGATCGAGTGGATGCCTCGGCGTGAGCAGAACAATAAGTCAGAACCAGAGTTGGCAATCGTGTTGTGCGATACGCAACCAATCCGAAGGTTGGCACGACTATCTAGCTGCCACTGCTCAAAATCAGGGTCGATGATGTAAACTAATGTTTGGTCTTTGGTGAACACAGCAAGGCGGTTAGCCTCGAATGTACCCATCCCGACGATTTGGTCGGCAGTACCAATCAAGTTCGAGATGTCGATAAATGCAGCTCTCGTGACCTCTTCTGTCGGAGCTTCTTCGTTCAAAAAGATGTCGGGGTTGTCTACGCGCGAGAACTCCACAACAGTCGGTCGGTCCTTGAACCCAGCAACAGCTAGTCGTCGTTGGATGGGTACGCCGAACTGTGGCTTGATCGAGGAAGTGGATGTCGAGAACTCAAACCCGTCGTAGCGATACATCCGGCTATCTTTAGAGAAGATGTGAACCTTGCCCTTAAAGTTAGTCATGGAAACAATAGCGCCTTTTGCTAAAGCACCGTCAAGGCGGTGGCCCCTGTCAGAAGACAAGTGCGTATTTGAAGCATCTTCTTCTGCGAAGACAACTCCATCGCGGTTGTAAAATCTGAGCGCTTTTACCGGAAAGCGGTTAGAGCCTTTGTGAAGGTAGAACGCAGGATCGCGTATCAACTGACCGCGATAGTCCACGAAACAGTTTTCCAGCTTCCAGAAGTTTTGGTCCTTCTCTGTCTCAAGTGCTGTGATGTCGCGCGAACGGTCAATGCCCCTAAACCCATAGTAGGAAGTGAAGTCGCTCTTAACGGATAAGGGTGCGTACGCTAGTCTGGTCATTAACTAACCGTCCTTGGCTTATACGAAGGGTTGGAACCGCCGTCCATTATTGTACGAACGTACGGTTTGTTCCCATTAGACCTCTGATGTAGAATGTTGGTCATGCTGGACTGATACAGTTGCAAGTGTACCATAGCCTTATCGGAACCTTGCTGAACAAAGTAATGAGCCGATAAGCCGTCGATCATTATCATGTCAGGGATGGGCCTGCGCTCTTGGATGTCAGTGTAGTAATCTATATCTCCACCCACCCAGTAAGGATGCTGGCGCACGTCCTCAACAACCCGATTTGCAAGCTCGATCATCATCATCATGACCTCGCCATCAACCCGCGAGGGTGAGAAGTTACCCGCCCTGACGAGTGCAGAGCGTACTAAACTTTCGAGTGGTGTGAACTTCTCTTTAGCAGCCGCAAACGGCTTTTGTACGCTCTTCTCTGCCATCAGTCATTTTCCTCGCAACTGATTACGCGGCCCGACCAAATATGGTGGTGCATCTTAGCCAATTTAGCTAATTCGCGCGGAACGCGCCAATGTACGAAAGCGCGATCTTTATCCCAATTCCCGCGAACGCGGTCTTCTCCGATGCGTATGTCAAAGGCGGCGTTCTCTTCGTTAGCGGATACGAAGAAAACAAAATCGCTGGGCGCTTCATTCTTCGGTGCCCGCTTTTGTTTAGCCTTTAAGGAAGGATCGTCTACTTTTTCAGAGACTTCTTTTTCTATCCAAGCCTCGTTCTCAGGTGTTGACGGATCGTCAGCCTTAAAACTGCCGTCGGCTTTGTGTGCTCTCTTACGTGCCATTAAAATTCTCCATGAGTTTCCTGACTTTTATCCCCGTTATTTGGGGGCCAGTCGTCCCTCAAAGCAAAAGGGCCACCCGAGGGCAGCCCTTTTCTAAAACTTTCGACTGCCTTATTAGGCTGTAAGGTTCCAGTTTTTGATGTAGTGGTGCGTCTTGTCTTGCAACATTTCGAGACCACACTCTGTGAGGTACTCGTGTGCCGCTTGGTCAGCGCCATTGGCCTGACGGTCGCGAAGCAAGGAAGTATCACGGCCTTCCAAGTAACGGTACTTGAGGTGCGGGAAGTCGATGATGACTGCGGAGCTCTCCATACCAGGTACTTGGCGGAACTGTGGGTGCAAGTGAACCATAAGATCACCAGCAAATGTGGAGTAGCGAGTAAGGCCAACGCCGTACGCACCTTCAACAACTGTTGGAGCCCAACGGTCTTTGCCGAACTTCTGCAAGTGACCCGCAACTTTTGCGCCACAGAACATGATCTTTTGGTTTCCACCAAACGCGAACACATCTTCGATAAGTGAACGGTCGAACTGGTCTTCTGTCATCGTGCTAGAAGAAGTTGAACGGTCGTTGACGTTAGTGATCGAGTTAATCAAGCCGCCTGTGTAGCGAGTTGGCTGAGATGATGCAGCGTTTGCTTCGTGCTTCTTACCGAAGAACATTGCGCGCTCAATATCTTGCATGTGCATCTTGAGAGCTTTTGTTGTCATCTCGTCTTCTTTGTCACCAGTACGCAAGTTCGTTGCGCGTAGAGTGTTGGTGATTGTGAAGGCCGTACGGAAGATTTGCGTGAAGTTCGAAGCAACGCTTGCGTCGAATGATACGCCTGTAGGTGTATTAGCACCTTCAGAGAACGCAGAACCCGCAATGAACAAATCAGCGCCGTCAGCAATAGACGCTGCACCGCCACCAATGCCACGCTCAACAGTCAAAGTAGTCGCGGTCGCATCAGCAGTACAACGCATAACTTCGTTTGTCGCAGCGTTGACAACGATAGTGCCGCCAACTGCAAACAATACATCATTGCCTGCGTCTACAGTGATAGTTGTAGCAGAGTTTGACAAAGCGCCATTCACTGTCAGTGTACGAGCAGGAAGTTCGTCACGGAAATTTTTAAATTCACTATCATCAGTGGCTTCAGAGGAAGTCATTGCCAACAAAGCATTCAGAGGTGCATTGCCGTTTGGTTCTAAGAGCGTAAAAAGCTCGCGATAGTTTTTCGGGCGGAAGTCAGCAGCAAACTGACCTGAGCCCCGTAGTCCTTGGATACCAGCCATGTGGTAATCTCCTTTGGAAAAAGGTTTCAGTCATCAGTGGCACTAAGAAAGTGTGAGCGGAACAATCACGCGAACTTACCGAGTAACCTTTTTAACACCGACGTTTAGGGCCGTAGCGCTATCGACGTTGAGGTACTATTGATTGTTTCTGGGGAGGTAGTCGTCCCTTAAAGGGAAAAGGCGACCCGAAGGCCGCCTTTTTTATTAACCCATCCGCTTGTTGTTGGCGGATTGTGCAAGTCGTGCGAGGGTATCATCCCCCCCAGAGGGAGCCATTTGGCTCGTTGGGCCACCCGATTGGGATGTAAGGTATGCTTCGCGGCGCTTGGACATTTCGCGCAACCGCTCGAACTCAGGGGTATTCATCTGGTTCTTGAAGTCACCGATGACCTTCTTAGTAAGAGAGGCATCAGCAAAGTCTTCTGCGGTGTAACCACGTTCCATCGCGTAAGACTGGAAATCTCCAACAGCGTCATCTGGAAGGCCAGCTTCCTGTTGAGCGCGGTCAAGGTTGTTACGAATAGACTGCATTACAGCTTCGTCGCGGTTACTAAGAGCGTCTTCGCGTGATTGGTTCGCGCCTTGGCCAGCATTTTGAGCGTTTTGCAAGACGCCCTGCATCATCTGAAGCTGCTTGCCCATGCTCTCTTCCATGCGGCCCATGCGTTCGTACTGCTCACGATACCCCGGTGGCAGGCTGATGGCATTCTCTTCTTCGTACTTTGACCACTCTTCGTTGAGCTGGTTGCTACCTTGTGGCCCCGAAGGCTGTTCTGGAGCTGCGACACCATCCTGTTTCGGACGTTGCTTACCCATCTTAGCGTTCTTGGTCATGGCCCGAAGAGCAGCATCCATGAGTTTGGCTGCTTGTTCTGGACTAGCGCCCGTGTCGCGCATCAAACGATCTGATAGGTCGTACATCGGCTTGTTCGTGGCGTTCTTGTGATTGAGATCACGGTAGCGCTCAAATGTGGATCCGATTTGCTGGGGCGAAAGATTGCGGTCTTGGCCACCAATCGAGACGTTGTACATCACAGCGTCCTGAGCCTGCTTGTCACCTTCCGTATCTGGCGATGCAGCCTCAACTGCTTTCTCCATGTCAGTGGGCGGTGCATCTTTTGGTGGCGTTGGAGCCTGTGGAGCCTGTGGTGCAGCAGCCTGTGGTGCGTCACCCATCCGGCTTGCTGAAATGCGGGCGATTTGCTCCGCGTCCATCCCTGGGTTAATAGCCATCTTTAGTCCTTTCTGAGCGGCCTTGGCGGCTCGTCGCGTCTTCTAGTGAAAGTTCACCTTCAAGTTTGTTGATGAGCTTAGTTGGCAGACTGAGCATTTGCTCTGCTGCGAAAATTGCACCCCTCTGAAAGTCCATGTGCTGCTGCGTCATTTCTGAGCTGCGGGCCATGTTCAAAGCAAGCTGGAGGATTTCAGCCTCCATAGTCTTATGGAGAACTTCCCAGCCTGAGCTTTCGGATAGAGATATGAGGTCTTTGATATTGCTTTTGACAGTCATGTTGAGGCTTTCTTATTTCTTTTTGCCGCCCTTCATGATGGGCTTTCCAGCAACGACAGGCTGGCACGATTTTTTAACGAGTGGGTTATGGGCCATTAGGCTTTCCTTTTCTTTGGTTTGGGCTTCCCAAAGTTCTTTTTCATCTCTGAATAAGCCTTCGGGGTGACAGTAGACTTTGCTTTAGACCGAGAGGTCTTAGCCTTTCTACGAGCGTTTATGTGGTCATAGAGGCTCATTACCATTTCACCTTGTCTGCCCAGTACGCAGCAGACATCTTTCCAATCTGGATGTTGTCTGCGTGGCGGGCTTTGAAAGATTTCTTGCGGGCTTTTTCGGCGGCGGTTTTCGGCTTCTTACCCGCACCTTTGACACCCTGCTGACCGAAGCGGATCACTACCTCCTTGCCCTTATCGCACGCCTTTACGACGTGCGATTTGGTCTTGTGAGAAGGCGTGCGCTTCGGCTTGTTACAAGCCATGCTCTTCTTAGAGACGGGTTTTTTAGCCATTGGGTGCAGTCCTCTTTCAAGCACTATCTCGAATTGGGATGTCTATGTCGTCCTTCGCTAGAAAGTGCATTCTTCGAACACTATGTTGCAGCTAAATATAACCCGATCCTCATCAGACATATGCGGGTTGGTGAGGTGCGCCATATGCGCTGGGAAGATTACCATCATTCCAGGCGTCGGGTTTAACGTGTACCTGTCGTTCCAAAGGTTAAAGCCGTTGCCGTAAACCATGTTGTAGCTTGCAGCGGCAGGGTTCCTAAAGACTATCTCGCCCGTTCCTTCAGTGGTCGCACCGTAAAAGACACAAGCCAAGTGCGCGAAACTGTGGATATGTTCTGGGGCAAAGTGGCCATTGCCATAGATGGATACCCAACTGTTCGTGATATAGAACTTTGGGTCTGCCTCTAGGTTCTTGGTGTACTTCTGTGCTTGCGCGACGGCTGCCTTGTGTATGCCTTCGAACCGTTCATCACTGGAGAGCTGGTACGCGCCGTGGCTTGTGTACCCGTGCTCTTTGTAGTCTTCTTTAGACTTTGCTCGGTCGAACTTGTGCCAAGCGTTGCTAATAAGTTTGCCATTAGGATCATCGTCTCTTAGATCGTAGGCGTCTTTGCAGAGATTTTCTGCAAGCTCCTCTCCATTCTCTATAATCTCATGGAAAATGGGGAAGCCAAATGGGTTGGCAAATGTCATTGAGAGTATCCTTAAAGTTGAAAAGTAAGGGGTGTTATCCCCTTACTCGGATAGCGCTTTATTGATGCGGTCCCAAATAACGTCGGCAGGCTCTTTCGAAAAAACAAAACCCGCAGACTTGGCATCAAGGCATATCCGCGTTCCCTTTAAAGGTTCAGCCTCCGGCTCTCCGTCGATTGCAATAATGCAAGTCTCTGTGAACATGACGTTCTCAACGTCGATGAAGTGCTGTACGTCGAAACGGTCAATGTAAGGAATGAGTTTCATATTAATCCTCTGAAAGTGCTGCTGTTTGTGGGGGTGAAAGTGGCATGGCTGGGACGTTAGAGTAGTCATCCTCAATGATGTCAGGCACCGTAGAAGGAAGGTCACGAAGCGCCTCGCGGTATGCAAGCCATGCGGCGCGAGCTGTCGAGAACGCAGCGAAACTTGCTGCGTCCTCCATTGTGCGGATCATGTCGATGTCGCTGGAAGCCAGCTTCTCGTCGCGGGTTTTCCGCATGTTTTTAATAAGGAGGTCACGATCTACAGACATTAGTGTTCTCCATTATATTTCATTGAAGGTTTTTCAGAGCAGTAGGTGTACGGGAATGAACGTGCAGTTCCGTCTTCGCCTGTGCCCCAGATGATACGAAGGCCACCCGACGCACCGTGACCGCCGCCAGAGGACGTGCCTGATCCGCCGCCGCCGCCGCCGTGAAGGCCGCCTACGCGGTGGCCGTTGCCGTTGCCGTTTTCTGCGCCACCCGTGAACTGGTTTTCGCCGTACGCTCCGCGCGTACCGCCTGATCCACCGCCACCACCGCCGCGGTAGTTAGGTGAGCCGAAGCCGTACGAAGTCCAGTTACCGCCACTCCCGCCGTAGCCTGAGCCAGCATTCGGGTTCGCGCGAGGGTCAGCGTTAGCACGACCACCCTTTTCGCCTTGGCCGTCCAAGCCTACGCCGCCGCCAGCGCCATAGCCATGAGTTGAAGAGTAGTCATAGCCCGCCCCGCCGCCGCCATAGTAGCCAGCAGTTGACTGCCCAGTTTGTGTTCCGTTCCCTCGGTATCCGCCTGCGCCCATGCCGTGCCGATCACCTGAGTACATTGGCGCGCCACCGCCGTAGTGAAAAGTTGTGCCCGTGCCATCGTCTACAGGAGAACCTTCTTCAGTCCGTACTCCCCAGCCGCCGCCATCTCTTTGATTGTTTGCGGCGTAGCCATTGCCTTTGTCCCAGTGCGTAAGGCCGCTGACAGTTACGCCCCCCGTGTAGCTAGTGTTTTTTCCGTTAGGGGAGCCATCACTGTAACCAGTCCAGCCGCCACCCTGCGCAAAAAGGATGTGTTCTTGGTTCGCGCCGCCAGAGTGGCGTCTCAACCAACTAGCCCCGCCGCCATAGGAGCCGTTGCTGGCTTCCACTGACTTTCCAAGACCCCAGCACCATTGAAGAACCTCACCTGGCACTACCGTGATGCCATTCATCCAAGCAAGGCCACCGCCGCCGCCGCCATCAGCGGACCATTGGAAACAGCCCATAGAACCCGCGCCTGCGGCGACAGCGCATATTGAAGTGACGCCGCCTGGTACGACCCAAAATCCGCTAACGTAAGCGTGATTTGAAGCTGAACACATGATCTGAGTGCTGGTTGGGTTGATGCCCATAACGCCATGCTTATAGTAGTCACCCCCTTGGTCGTAAAAGGATTGGCTTGGGACATAGGAACCATTGGCAATACAACCATAAGTATCATTTAGGTAATAAGGAGATGTATCTTCGGGGGCGTTCCATTCACGTCTTAGGGCACCAGAGCTCTTTGATGGGTTATGGTAAGTGTCTTCCTCGCCCAGTGACAACGCAAGGCTGGATTGTTGATTTTGCTTATAGTTTGCCGGACCAAAATAACGTGCGCCGTAAGGGTCGCCGTATGATACATTTCCGCTAAACGTCTTGGGCACAGTTCCATATTCACCAAGGTCAACTGTTACAGTAAGAGCGTGGGCTGAAGCAGCTTGCACGGCAGCGCCGACGTTAGATACGGAAACTGCTCCCGTCTCGCTGTCAATGACTGGATTGACGCCTGATAGAAATCCACTGACGTTTGAAAGCGTATAGGTAGCGCCTGAGTAGTTTGTAGTCGGACCCGCTACTATTATTTGGGGGTCAGTGACATTCTGAGCAATAAGCGGAGCGAGTGTGCCCGTCCAGATTGGTGTCGTTCCTGTGGGGAGAACCTTTAAAGTGTAGGTCATCGAGACTTGCTCGGCGGCAGAGCCGTACGGGTAGTCTACCTTCACCTTGAACGAGTTTGTTCCTACTGCGCTGGGCGTTCCGTAAAACCTAGCCTCGCCCGTGTCGGTGTTGGAGCCGTCTGTGTTGGTAGCCCAAGACACGCCAGCCGGAAGCGCCGTATCTCCGTTCAAAAACTCATAAGTGACTGTACCTGTGCCAGTCTCAAAAGCATTGTCGAAGTAGATGTACTGGTCTTTTTCAGATATCGCGCCGCCAGCGTCCATAGCGATTGTAATAGTAGACCCATTGTCAAAGAAGCCGTCATGGCTGGCGTTGTTGCGGTTCGGGTGGCCCTTGGCAATCTTAACAAACCCGCCTGCGGAAGTGGAGGAGCCACTAGAAGCCCCTCCCCCGAAGTTATATTCGTCGCCCGTGATTTTTAGTTTTCTGCGAATACGTGCCATGTGGGCTTACTCCTCGATGCCGTGAACGCGAACTACAATACTGTCTCCGCTCGTCGTGACAATTACTTGCTCGCCAACACTTGCCATGATCGCTGTGCGCTCCAAGATTTCACCAGCAGCAATCTCAGACTTTTCGTACTTGTCGAGCAAAGGCAGAGCGTAGAAGCGTTTCTCGCGCATGTAAGCCTCACCGTTGAAGGTCAGGTCGTAGCGACGATCCGCATCGCCGTTGTCGGCGTTGTAGATGTTTACAGTGGCGAGAGCCGTGGCGTCGTCGTGTGGCGCAACCGTGTCTTCGTCCACGATTGAGACTGCGTAACCCATATTGGTGTGGTTCGGGCAGTACGTGTAGAGAGTATTCGGCGCAGATGCCGGTACAGTCCACTCGATGATCCGTGTCTTGCCGTCGTGCGTGACGTGACCAGACACCCAATCCGCGTTTACCGTCGTCTCTACAGTGAAAGGCGCTGTCGCAGTTGGGTCGCCCAACATGAATTTCATGCCTGTTGAGTAAGGGGTGCCGTTAGAGTGTGGCCCGCCGGAGACTTCGGAGAACTGAAGAGGGTGGCCGTTGTTCGCTGCCGCCTGCTGGTGCAAGCGGTACGTACGACCGCGTACGAATGTAAGCTCAGTCACGTTTGTTGATAGGTCGTCGTTGACGAACTTGTTTTGCCCCGAGATGGAGGCAACCGTGATGCCAACTGGCATCGCCGCGTAGTGCTTTGATGCCGTCCATGTTATGCCAAGGTCTGCCGTGCTGTGCTTGGTTCCGCCAGCTACAACTATAACAAAGCTCGTACCCTCAGCCCGAATGTCAACAACGTCAGTGAACACAACTCCCGATGGGAAATCAAATACACTGTAGCCCGTTACCGGGAACGGTGCTGCTGCCGTGTATCCAGCGTACGCAACCTTGTTGCCGGAGTAGGCGATGAAGATGTTGCCCTCGTTGACGGTTGAACCTTCAATCGCTGCCGCACCAATCATAAACCCAGAGATACCTGTCGGTGGTGACATGGTGTTAGATTGGAACTCAGACTGGGTTTGTGGCGTTGCGTCGTTAGACATATAGTTAAAGCCAGTGGTGGTGCCGATAATAAAGCGTTCTTCAGAAGTCTTAATGCCAGCAATCTTGCTGATCGCGCCCAAGCCCCAAGTAAAGGCAGTGTTGTACGTAGCTGCGGTGACGCGGTAGTCTGCGATTGAATTGACTACGGAGCCTGCGCCGCCGGGAACACCTTGTACGTAAGACATCGCAAAGTTTGCGTTCTCGTTGGTGGCCCAAAGCACGTTGTCAGTAGCGGTCTGACCGTAGCTTGTGGAAGCAGTAGTTGCTGCGCCGCCAGAGAAGAAGTTGTCGAACGTATATACGCCGCCGTCTGGGGCGGAACGTACGTACAATGCGCCTGCGGTGTAGAATGGCAGCGGGTTTCCGACTGCGGCAGGGGAGCTGACCAAGAAGAAGTTGCCGTCACCGTTCGCTGTTTGCAGTGTCTCTATCTTTTTACCCGCGATAGGGGAAGAAGCCGTGTTCGCAGCCGCAGGCTCTACCGGAGTGGTCTTCATAGCAGTCATCATCTTCGATGTGCTCTGGCCCACAAGATCAAGTGTGTTGGACGTGTCGGCTGCAACCCATGTCTTGTTATAGTTCAGAGGGGTGAGGTAGTCCTCAAAGTCGCGTGTTTGGTACACCTTGTCTGATACGTATACATTAACGGTAGCAGCGCTTTCGCCGTTGTTTAGTACGTTGAGGTTAAATGTAGACGTGCGAGCCGCCGGAACTGTATATACAACTTCCGTGTCGCGGGCGTTTACAACCTTCTTTCCTAATAATCCGTTTGGCATGATATTCCTCGTTTAGCTTTGTGACAGAAAAAAGACCTTCGACGGAGACATCTGGTATGCGTTCAACGCTGACTGGATGCTTGTCTGAAGACCATTGAGAGCCGCTTGCTCCGTGAGGGATGCTTGCTGCACGGCGGTTATTTGGGTGTTACCCTCTTGCGTTACGCTCGTAACCTTTTGCGAACTCACGTTCGTAATGTTGGTGATCTGAGTGTCGCCTTCAGCGGAAACAGCAGATAGGTTTGCGTTGCCGTTGAAGATTTCGATCATCCTCGCCAGATAAACCAAGTCGGCGTTCGGCGTGGATGCAGTTAGGGTGGTAAGGCGCTGGGCAAGTTCGTCTGCGAGAGCCTGCTGATTTGATACCGAAATATTTGGCATTAGAGAGAACTCCCGTTGAACAATTCACCGTGAAGTTGTGCCAACAATATGCCCTGCTGGATCACGGTAGGTGTGGTTTGGTACGCTTGGTTGGCATAGGTTTGGGACAAGTCCCGCGCAGCCTCGGATGCTTGCTTTGCCGAAAGCGATGAAGCGTTGGCTGCTTCCGCGTCTAGCTCGGACGCTAGGGCATTCTCTGCACTGGTCTGGGCGTTAGCACGCTTTACTTCCATGTCTGAAAGAGCCGTAGACTTGAAGGCGGCTAGGTCGGTAAAGAGATCAGTGAAGCTGGCGACCTCTAGGTACGGGGCTTCTGAGCCACCGATGCGTAGCTTTAGCGTCTGGAGGTCGTTCTCGTTGCTGTACTGAAAAGAGAAGGCGTCGATGTTACCCGTGGTCTCATCGAACAGCTTACCCATAAGTTGAGCAAGCGTGAGGTTGCCCATCTCCGCATCTTCAAGATACGTATCAAGAAGGTGAACTCCGGTATTCGCGGAGCGGAAGTTTAACTGTTCACTGGGGACGCGGGTGCGTGCCATCCTTATTCCTCTTCAGTCGCTAGGGAGCGGAGCTTGGCCACCCGCCATGACGACATTTTTAATAGCTCTTCAGCGTCATTTACTCTTGCGGTCAGCGTGCCCATGTCAGACTGGGACGCTTCTCTTATTCGCAACAATGCACCGCGAAGCGCCTCGGTGTCGTCCCGTACTGGCTTTAATTCTTCGTGGATGCGAGCATTCACAAAGTCGCGTATCACTGCGTCAACCTGGGTTGCCCAAACACTGCTATTTATGGGGTTGCTCATCGGCGCTGCGCCTCCTGCATTGGTATGAGATTGCCCCTTTGAACTTCACTCTCGATCTGTTGCTGCGGCTGTACGGATGCGCCACGGGCTTTTTCCGCAATCATCATTTCTTGCGACTTGGTTGGCCCCTCGGCCTGCTGCTCTTTGGATATTTTGAACTGATCCAAGTCTGAGACACCCATAGAGCGGATGGCCTCCTCGACGATCTTGCCTGAGTTGTACTCCATCGCGAGACCCGTCTCGTTGAGGGTCTTGAGCATGGTGATCCAAGTCTCAGCATTGCGGGTTGGCTCAAGTGGTAAGGTGCCGTCTACGACGAGGTAGTCGATTTCGCCTTGGATGTCTGACAGCTTGAAGTCGAGGTAGCCGTCGTTGACCATGCCACGTAGTGATGAAGCATTGTCTTGCTCGCCAATGCGGATAGAGCTTTCAGCAGCGAAGAAATCCTGCACGTTGGCTACCATCATGCGGGCCATTGGCCGTACGGAAGTGGCACTGATCGTACGAGCGAGTACGCCAAGGCGCTGAGAGCCTAGTTGCGTAAGGCGCTGTATCTCTGTCGCTGTGCGTACGCCGCCTTCTGCGGTGGGCATACCCTGTTGAGCGTCGGAAGCGGCGGATAAACGCTGCTTTAGGCCCGACATTGCCTCGATATCGTTCCAATGACCTCGCGTAACGTCGGGGACGTTGGCGATAAACACGCCATCACCAGGCTTAACACCAGGCATAGTGCGTACAATACCGTGCGCATTGCGGTCTATGAGGTCTCCGATAGCGACTTGAGTGGGGTCAACGAACATAAGATTGGTCAAAGCGGCCTGTACGTTGTCGATGCGGCTGCGCAACAGCCATGTCGCGACATCATGTAGTGGGAGGAGGATGTCATAAAGCGACTGGGAGTAGGTCTTATGCGCGTCGTGGTACAGGCCGCCGATTACAACAGGAAACTGCCTGCCGTAAGGGTTGAGTTGGCAGCGGATGATGACGTTCTCGTCTAGGACGGTGATGCACATCCACAACTGTTCTATTTGCGGGACACCAATCTCGTACCCAGCTAGACGTATCCAGCTCTCGTCGATGATACGGCTGTCACCCAATGCGAAGAAGGTGCCGCCACCGCGAGCGTTGCGCTCTGCGGGGTCAATACTTAATCCTCGTCCGGCTTCTTTATGCCACTTATGTCCGTCCCACCCACCAGTCGGAGCGGCAAACTTGTTTCGGAGGGCGGGGTACTCTTTGAGTTTAGGGTACATGCCCGTCTGGAGGAGAGCGTCATAAGATGAGAAATCAGAAAAGATGATGTACTGCATCCTCTCCCAATCTCCCCACTGGACGCGGGGGTCGTGGAATACGCGGCGCGGGTCGAAGTTGGTGATCTTGTTCGTCTTGCTTGAAGCATCCCACGTAACTTTTGTGGGGGCGTATCCGTACCGAATACTGTCCAGAAGGTGTTGGGCAATTCGAGCCTCCCCTGCTGTGCGGCGCATCTGTTGGTGTAGTAGGCGTTCAATGATCTGAGATGACTTGCGCGATTTTCTGTTGAGACCTTCCAACTGGAACATTGGATTGCGGCCCGTAAGGGCAGCCATCAGGTAGGTGTGAACCGTGTCAGATATGGCGCGAGTGTCAGCGATGACCGCCTTCTCGCGGAACTGCGTGGCGTCGGGACGTACGTAAACGTCATGCGCGCGGTCAGCTTGCTTCCAATGCTCGTAGCGTTTGGAGATGCGGTCGTATGACATCTGCATCGCGGATCGTACGTAGTCTACGAGCTTCTGTTCTTGCTCGACGCTGAGACGTGAGGATATGTCCTCATAGTTCATGAGGGCGTCAGCGTGATCGGAAAGATCAACAACGATACCATCGTTGTCAGGAACGTAATCCGCACGGTAATTTGTCGTTGTTAATGTCATGAAACGAGTTTTACCTCCTCGTGATTGGTTTGGTCGTCCTTATTCACCCCAGCCGCGCCATGAGCCGCTCATTTTATTGAGATCGGACTTCATGTCCCACAGGCTATCGCCAGAGTTGGGCAGAGAAAAAGCAGACGGAGTGTAATATTCACCCGTGGTAGGGGTGCGAGCGAGAACATCGAGGCCGATTGATAGGGCGTCGATCATGTCGTCGTGCTTTCCCGAAGGGAAAGACTGACATTCCTCGTGGAAGGCGTCCATCCAGGGGGCATTGTCAGGTAAAAACACGCGCCCGCCCTCTATGAGTGGGAGTATCGAGGTTACGCGGGAGACTTTATCCGACGAAACCTTGTACGGAACTACGGATACGCCGCTCTCGCGCTGTAATTCTTGGATGAGAGACTGACCAGATGCCTTATCCTCGATGTAAATGCCCCGTAGGCCGCGTCCACGCCACTGATTATTGGCTTGGATCATGCGTCTCTTTAGTTCGGGGAACTCAAAACGGTCGCGGATCACGTCAACAATGTAGATGTCACCCGTGGTGTCGAGGCCCATCGTCATCATGACGGAGTAATCGTTGTCCTGTCGGGCCTTGAAGGCCGTGTC